GATAACCTTGGCGATTCTATAAAGAAAGCGGCAACGACTTTTAATACTCTTGATGCAATCACAGCAGGTAATAGAACTGAAACCTGGTTAAAAAATAACTCTAAAGCTGCGAAAGAATATGGCGAAACCTTAGAAGAACTTGCGAGAAGACAGAAAGCTGCTACTTCTAAATCAGAGCTTGCAGAGTACACAAAGCAAGTTAATATGCTTAAATCCGAAGCTTCTGCAAGAGGGATGACTGGATTAAGTACTACAGAAGAATTAAAGCGGGCATTTTCTCAAATTAGTCAGTTTGCCGGAATCTATAATATCCTTGAAAATGTCGTTGTAGATGGTGGACGTGCAATGGCTCAAGCTGTTTTACAGGTTGACGATGCTATGACTGATTTACAGATGGCCACAGGGGTATCTCAACAACGGGCTGCTGGACTCATGTCCACCTATGCAGATTTAGGGCAAGAGTTAAAAGCGACTATGGTTGATGTTTCTGCTAGTGCAACTGAATGGCTGAAACAGGGAAAATCAATTGAAGAGTCTCAAAAACTTGCAAGAGATTCGATCGTTCTTTCAAAGATCGGGGATCTGTCTTCTGAAGACTCCACGAAAACCATTACTGCTGCTATGAAATCCTATGACATGGCAGAATCAGAAGTAATGAACTTTGTAGATGAAATTTCGGCTATTGACATGGCAAGTGCTACTGATGTTGGTGGTTTGGCTACTGCATTTAACGAGGTGGCTGCCAACGCAAAGCAAGCCGGAGTGAGTACGAAACAGTTATTAAGTTACGCAGCTGTAATTGGTGAAACTACTCAGGAAGGTATGGCATCTGTCGGTACATCGCTGAATGCTATCTTCTCTCGAATGGGTAATATTAAATTAGCACGTTTGAAAGATTACCAAAATAATGGGGAAGATTTAAGTAATGTAGAGACTGTACTTCGTGGTGTTGGTATTCAATTAAGAGATTCACAGAATGAATTCCGAGATTTCGATGACGTACTGGCTGATACGGCTAATCGTTGGGAATCATTTAGTGGAGTACAGCAACGTGCTGTATCACAGGCGTTTGCGGGCACACACCATATGAATGATTTCATGGTCCTCATGCAGAATTGGGAGAATGTTGAGAAATACATTGAAACCGCTGATAATTCATCTGGACAATCAATGCAAAAGTTTGAAGCTTATCAGGAATCTTTGTCTGGTAAACTTGAAGGGTTAAAAGGACAGTTCCAAGAGTTATCAACTGTAACTTTAGATTCTGATTTCTTAAAGGGATTAGTTGATGGAGCTACTGCTGCTTTAAATGTTGTAACCGAATTAGTTGATAAAGTCGGTATATTACCGATGGTGCTTGGCGGTATTGGAACCGCTGCATTCTTCAAGAACCTGGATCGGGGAAAATCCTCCCTGCATTCTTATAGTTTACTATTAAGTGGGTCTATTATTGTGGAGAAAGTTGCATGATGGCGCAACGGACAACACAGTGAGAAGAGGGTTCTAAAATAAATAGAGGAATAAATCGTTGAA